CTTACTTCATCATATGTATCGCCTTCATCTGGAAATATAGTTACTGTCAATATACTTCCATCAAGAGTATCTAGCTCTATATCAAATATATTCTTAAGTCCACTTAGATATAATATCTTAGTATATCCATCTATACCAGATTCTATTCTAGCTTCTATCAAAGTCTTTCTCTTAGGCTTAGCATTGAGTAAGACAGCAAACTTATTTAACTTACCTTTAAACAATAGCTTTTTTAATACTTCTTTCTTATTACCTTCTTCTATCCTTACACAAGATGAAATTAACTGAGGGGTTAAGATACTAGTAGTAACCTTATGAGTTCTTAATGCAAGTCTTTGTACGACAGTTTCTAACTTATCTATACGCTTCCTTGTCATAGGCTCATCTTTATTAAATAACTTCTTCATCATGAATCCTCCATACTATCTTTCCCAACTATTAATTCTTCAACTAAGTCCATACCTATACTTCTTACATCTTTAGCTATAGCCCTATCCCAATCATTAACACCTTGAGTATTACGATTGATTACTTCTACATATCTCATAGCAGCCATGTAGAGAAGTAATGGATGAACTACAGACCAATAGTTTTCATCTGTATCTTCTACTAATTTACTGGAATAGAATAACCCTTTTACTTCAACTACTATTTTTTTATCTACAGGAGCACTGAGTAAGATAGTATTATATTCTTCAGCATTACCAGATGGAACTTCTACCCACTGTAAGAAAGATTCAAAATCTTCAGATGCAAGGTTTTCAGGTATGTAGCGAGTTAAGGTAGGAGAATAGTAAGCAGGTTCACCTGATGTACGTGAAGAAGGAGTACCTAGTAAAAATCCATTTATTAGTTCTTGTAAGTCTTTCTTCTTCAATTCCCAGCGAGCGGTTGTAGATGTAGCCCATACTTCCTTAATAGCTCTACAATGTTGTATAGAGGCAGAATACTTACCTACATCGATGAAACGGAAAGCAGACGCCCAGGACTTTTGATTATTATCTAAGCGGTCTAGAAAATGACTACCTTCGTTTATAAAAAAGTCCGCACCGTTGTCAGAGAAGTCTGCATTAACAAGATCAAATCTCCCTGATAGCCCACGAAACTTTGTACGTAGTTGGAGTAAATTCATCTTATCCTCCATAGTTAATTAAATTTTTTAATGGGCTAGGGGAAGAGTCCTTACTCCATCCCCTAGCCATTGAGGTCTGAGAGGTTAGCCATTAAAGGTTATTGTTCAGACCTACACCATTGAGAAGTCCACATTTCTGTGGCAGACCAAATTCAAGACCTGCCTCAGTCAAGTACTCCTCATTCAAGCCATCAATACGTCTCTGACCATATCCAGAGGAATGAGTCTTAGATGAATTCTCACCAAAGAATGTAGTATCATCTATATACCTGTAACCAAGTTCCTTTGGCTCCAGAATAATACCCATATGACGAGTAGTAACATCAAAGCTAAACAGTGGATGAGTTTTCATATGAATAGATCCAAATGGAGTAAGCCACTCACGGATCTGCATACCGTACATCTTCTGCGCTGGCTGGATATTAATCTGACCGCTCTGCATAGCAAGAGCATCAATACCGAGAAGGAATCCAGACCCACAAAGACAAAGTTTATCTTCAGCACCATAGCGGAAGATAACTTCAAGCAATGCCTTCAACCATACTTCACCACCAGCAGCCCATGTTTGACCTGCGTAAATAGCATTAAGTGTATAGTCGTCCACATTATTAGGAGCATACTGTCGAATGAAGTTAATAATTCCCATTGTAGTTCTCTCAGGCTTCCCATTATCTCCAATGCCTTGAGTCCTAATACCCCAGAGATAAGCAAGTTCCATCTCCCATGAATGCTGTTCGAGTGCTTCTGATTTTGCCTTCTGGTATTGATCACCAGTATGTAGACGAGTCTTTAAAGCAGTTCGAGTGAGTGCTAGAGGGGTACGAAAGATCTGAGTGTAGTTATACACCTGCACTGGATTAAGTGCAATAGCATCAGGCATCTCACCACCCTCAGGATTAATATTACCAATGATCTTAAAGTTATCACATGATGTAAGATCATTTGTAGGAGAATTATCATCAGCTTCAAGCAGTTTAACTGCAAGCACAGAATTGACATTCCCTCGAGTTACCTCTGTAACCTTACCAACTACATCAACTCGATAGTCAGAAGCATCACGGAGTAAGATTTGTTTACCTTGCACAATTTGATTAGCAAGGACGGTTGTTATAGAAACAAACACAGTTTCACCAGCAACTCCACCGCCTGCATAAGCTACAGAAAGATCAGCTACAGTAAATATTCCAGCTACTGCACCTTGTACAGTAGACTGAGTCTGTGTCCACCAGTTAAAGTCTGCGTCATCTACACTCTCACCTTTTGTCATAGACAGTATTGCGGTAAGAGGAGCCATCCCATTTGGGTATAGATATAAAATCTGTTGACGCCAGTTTAGGGGTCTCTGATTAGCAACAAAGTCGCCTGACCCACGCATTCCAAGAAACATATTATTATCTCCTATATATTATAGAGGTTTAAATTATTTAATCCATTACTGTTGAGGAGCAGCAGTAGTAGCACCGAGTGTAGTAGGACTAGGAGTAGTACCAGGAGGTATTGTAGTAGAGGCTCCAGGCCAACTGCCACTAACCATTGCTAACCACGCAAGTCCATCAGAGTAAAAAAGTCCTCTGTCACATTTACCATTTAATACTATATCACCTAGCCAACATTCACTATCATTATTATTATCTTCAATAGTGATTGTATTTACAGCATCAGCATTACGGCAGATAATAGAATAAAGTCTACCTTTTGCTTCTGCGACTGGTGGAAGGGTTAAAGTTATAGGTCCACTTAGTCCATTAGCAGACGGTCTCATAACATAGTCACGAGTTGTCATTGTATAGCTTGTGGCTGGATCATGATATTTATCTACCGGAATCTTATCATGTTGTGCGCCTCTGTCTTCTAACATTGGTATATCTCCTTATGTTTAGAGAGACTTATTCATTGCGTCTATTTCAGACTCTATGCCTTTAGTCTCTGGTTTTGTACTAGTCCTCTTATTACCCTTATTTCCAGGTAATTTAGGTGATTTATTTTTATTAGTAGCTTGACTCTTTAACTTAAGTCTAACTCTAACCTCATCGCCAGTGGTTTTAAGGTTCTCAACATGAGTCTTGTCAGGATTCTTAGCTGAGACTTCTTCAAATACAGTGGCTACAGCTTGCTTCCATTGTATTAAGTCTTTATTCTCAGTATAAAAATCATCACTAGCTTTCTTAAGACTTGTTATGATAGATAGATTACTCTTCACAATATCTGGAATGGCTCTAAGCACTCCTTCATTTCCAGATATAGCAAGCCCTTTTGATTCTTCAAGACCCTTCTTAAATACAGCATTTAGAAGTTCATTAAGCTTAGTTGGATCACTTGTAAGCTCATCCAGGTCCATATCACCTACAAAGTCTTCTGGCTCATAAGGTGCGTTAGTAGCAGGTGCATCAGTTGGAGGAGCCTTTGTAGTGACTTTTTTATCTACCTCAGCCTTTAAGCGTAAATTTTCTTCTCTTAATAAAGTCAGTTCATCTGGTGCTTCTGTAGTTGGAGCATCAGTAGATGGAGCATCTGTACTTGCTGCATCAGTTGAAGGTGCTTCAGTAGAAGATTCTTCTGGAACCTCTGTAGTCGGTGCGTCTGTCTCAGGTGCACTTGTTGAAGCATCTTCAGGTATAAAAACTGACTGGTTCATTTGTCCTAACTCTTCCGCCATTTTCTTTGTCCCTTCATCGTCCATAGCTAACCTCTTTAGTTAATTAATTGATTTAATTGTCTATTTTACGGAAAGTGTTCTATATAACTCTTTCCAGTAACCGCCTATCGATGATCCGTTTCCTCCTATATTTACCATAGATATTATGTCATCTACTTGTGGATTAAAATTACCTCCAGCAGGAAGTTGATTGAGATAGAAGGTTCCATTAAGCTTTGACATACCATCTGTGAATCTTACATTAGTATCCTGAGCTATAAATATCTTAATCTGTCCTTCAGTCCCTTTAAATATATTTGTTAGGGTAGATACTCCAGCTCCAGATAATTTAATAACTTCAAGTCCATAAGAATTAATTTCAATCCCTGTAGTTAAAAACGTTGAAGCGGCAGCGACTACTAAATCAGTATATCCTACATCTCCATTTATAGCCGCATTATCTATATCATTGATAGCTACTCGATTCGCTCTTATATACGAGGGAAGTTCACTAACTAACCTCTGATCACTAGGTTCATTTACTGATAGAGTCATCTTTCTTGTCCTCCAATATACTTAAAAATAAGTCTGGTAGAGATAACATATACTTTACAGCTTTTGCTCTTCCATTTAAGTCTCCTAGGTGAAGGAGTACAGATGCAGTAGATGGATTATCATTAGCTGCATCGTCTACTATATTACTTCTTTCTTTCTCAAAAGCATCAAGCCATACTTCAAGTTCATTCTGTATATCTCTCCATACAAGATTATTCTTTTTAAGGTTATTTATTTGTCTTTTACTAGACATTACTTCTATATTCATGATCTATACTCCTTCTGCTGGTATAAGGTTTCCGGCCTGAACTTGTTGATTTACCTGATCATCAGGCATTGTAGTCGGCTGAATATTATTAACATTACGTTTGAAGTCTTCTACATTCTTCGCTCCGAGCTGCTTAGCTATATATGTAAAAATTCTTGTAATATCAAACTGTTGCATAAGTTCAGGTGATTCACCTATTACCTTAAACATTTGAAGCCAGGCTTCAGAGAAGTTCCCTCCAGGGATTGATCCATCTCGAACAATTAAGTCTGTAGCTACCGCTAAGTCATATGGAGAGACTCTAACTCTATTAGCGTCACTTCCAAACTGTTTACGTAGTTGTTGCTCATATGGACCTACTATACTTACATAAGATTCTTGACTCATATTCTGTTGAGTATGCACAGCAAACATAGTACCTGTATCTTGCATAAATTGCATACCTACTATCATAGCTATACGTTGTAAGCGGCTGATAGCTGAACCGCGCGTACCTTGGAATTCACCTTTAGTCAATCTCTCAGGCCCACCTTGACGTAATGTACCCTGCATTGATTGATCTGCACCAGATATCTTATCCATCCACTGAGTCATATAAGATGCATCACCTATATTAGCACGGGTTATATCATTGACTCCTAATTGTTCTACCGCTCCCTTAACTCCATGTCCCCAAGCAGGTTTACGAGTTCGAATGATCTTTCCTGCTCCAGGCCTAGTCATATCATTGATATTGATTAGGTAAGGGTCAACTACAAACATATCATTTACAGCTTTCTTTACATTAGCTATATGTGAATTAAATAAGAAGTTTAACACATCTTGTGAGCCAGTTAGTAATTCCATTCGGCTGATAGGAGTAGTTGAATATCCATCATATTCTGAGCTTGCTACACTTATAGGATACATTCCATGATTGTGATCTGCACGATATGCTTCTGTAATGATTTCATCTGCAGCTAAGCAAAAGAACCATTTTTCTGGGTATTCACCTCCACCAAGTCCCCAATCCTTTGGAATAAGATTAACATACATCTTTATCTTATCCACAGGATTGACTGAATTAGTTGATCCCCTAATTGTCTTTGAGTCTCCACCAAATTTCTTCTGTCTATCTGACTGGTCTAGAGATAAAGAAGATCTTTTTTGTTTAAGGGCTTTAAGATACTTTACATTAAATACTTCTCCATTAGAAGTACTTTCTTCAGATAGCATATTTATATAGTTATCACGTTCTAACCACCCTTGATATTCAGACTTTTGTATATTATCACTTGAATAAGATGTATCTGGTAACCACATGTAAGGGTCTATATTTGTTAAGTCATTACCTTCATAGATTAACTTATCTACAAATGTTACAAAGTTTTCTTCTTGACTACCTAAACCACTTTCAGTAATTGAAGTAGATCTTACAGGTGCTTTACCATAGCGTTTAGTCCATCCAGGTATCCCTATTCCAACTCCATATTTAAAGTTATCGCTTAGAATAGTATGGAGTGCTAAAGGGACTTTAGATTTAATACAGTGCATTTTAATAACTAGTTCCATTAACATAGCACCGATCGTATCTGAGTCTTCAACTCCTTCATATCTAAACATAGGGTCTTGAAAGAATGCTAAAGACATATAAGTCATCAAAGAATCATGTACTGAATAAGTGTAAGGGAGTACTATAGAAATAGGCTTTGTAGGGTCCTTTTCCTTAAGAGCTTTTTCTTTCTCTTTTAAAGGAATATAGACGGTCATTGTCTTATCTATCTCACGCCAAGAGGCATACCGTTTAGACATTTCAGTTCTAGACTCATTAGCTCGACGCCAGATTCTATCACGAAGTTTTTTGTGTAAAGAACTTCCTGGTTTTAGATCTAATCCATCAGGATATTCATAGTCGAAGTTTACACTCCTAAAATCGGCTGCTGATTTCCCTGGTCCAGTTGGATCTCCTGTTACAATATAAGGCATTGTATTCTCCTAATTCTTATACTCCATAAAGGCTTGAAATAACTCAAATATATTATTTATATCAGCACTTGCCCATTCTACTGTCAATGTTACATCCATGTTAGCTGTAGTATTTATAACACCTACTGAAATTGTTTCACTTGTAGTTCCATCTAAATCTACATCTACATGAATTGCTCTTGAACCTGCAATGCCTACTGTACGCTGTGTAGCATTAGCATCAATATGCCAGTGGGAGCCTACAGCTATTGTACCTGCTATAGGATTCATAGTAACCATAGTTGTCCCACCTACTTTAATACGTAGAGTTACTCTATCAGCAGCAGTCGGCCCTCCATTCTGAACATGACCGTCTGCATGAAACTTAAATACATTCCCTGCGACTAGACTATTAGCATTCATAGTAGCAGTCCAGATAGTAGTTTCAACTATAGTATTTTCAACTGTGACTGTGCTTAAGTTTACATCACTTGTTCTATCAATGGCTCTACGATGGGCTACATTTGTTATATAGAATCTATTAGAGCTATATTCAAGACCTCCTGATGTAATAGCTGCTAATAGTCCATTTAAGACAGCAGCATTTAGATCTAAATTATCATTATCGTCTATAATTACTCCACTATCTTGAACCTTCCTTGCTCCACCGGCTCCACGGACTACCGCATTATCAGCTATTACATTATCAGATGTTAACATAGTACCTAATGCTGGAAGTTGATCCTGTCGAAGCGCTTCATCTCCATTAGTACTTTGGCCAATTTTAATAGGCTCATCATCTGTATCCATAGCCTCAGTAAAATCTAAATTATCATACTGATGGATATCTTCTGCACTGCCTATTCTTATTGTCTTTACTGCCATTTTACTAGTCCATTAAAAAATTTAATTGTCTTTACAATTCAATTATTAAGTAAGCCATATTTATAATACCTATCACACTTTCATTAGCATGTATGTAAGGATTTATAATTTTACCTTTGTCTATTTTCCCATCTTCTCTATACTCATCTTTTAAGACATCCCAGGTACCTAATAGATCAATGGCTGAAAATACCCTTGGCCCATTTTGACCGTCTCGAACTATTACAGTATCATTGATAGCGCTAGGAATAAATATTATCTTCCTTACTGCTAATCCATCTGGAGCATTTCTAGCCAATCCATAACTGACTAAGTCAACTTCAGCATTAAAGTCTGTAACTCCATCGAGAGAGATTTCTATAAAGTTATTAGAAGAATTTATGAACAGAGCCATTTTAAATGATCCTTTCTTATATCTACTTCATATTTTATAATAGCCATACGAAAGATAATAGAGTCTATTTTTTTGTTTTTTATAGATTTAAGTTCTTCATTATTCTGTTGCACAGACTTTAAATCTTTAGATATAATCATATACTCATCCATTAGATTCTCTATGCGTACTTTATGATGGTTGATAGCTTGTATATTTGAAGGGCCTTGTGTAGGCCTATCAAGCTTAATAACCTCTTTTTTATCTCTTTTAAATATACTAAATATACTCATTTTTATCTCCATTGTTCTCTCATAGAAAATCCCATATTAGATATTCCACGTCTAGTTACTATTGGTATAGGTGGAGCCGTTGTTGGTGCTAAGGTAGTAGGTGGTAATGTAGGTGGTGAAGTAGTAGGGGCTAAAGTAGTTGGAGGTAGAGTAGGGGCTAAGGTAGTCGGTGCTAAAGTAGGAGCAGGTGTAGTTGGTACAGAAGTGGTAGGAGCAGTGGTAGTAGGTGGTACTGTGGTAGGAGCAGGAGTTGTAGGAGGAGCAGATGTAGGACTAGGTGTTGTAGGCACAGGTGTTGTTGGAGATACTGTAGTAGGTACTGATGTAGTAGGAGGATTAGTAGTAGGAGGTTGAGTTGTAGGTGCTGGTGTTGTAGGGCTTGGAGTAGTAGGACTAGGCGTAGTCGGTGCAGGGCTTGTAGGTGCAGCTGTTGTCGGCGCTATAGTTGTAGGAGGTAAGGATGTTGGCGGTGCTGTAGTAGGTAAAGGAGTAGTCGGCGGTATTGTTGTAGGTGTAGGAGTAGTTGGAGCAGATGTAGTAGGGGCAATAGTAGTAGGTGTAGCTGTAGTTGAAGCAACAGCAAAATCAAAATAAATTGGGGAGATATATGGTTGCCATAGTTGCCAGGGATTTTCCGATATTCCATTTGTATTTTCTGGACTTAATGCCGTATCAAAAATTAGCGTGTAATTAATCTCACCGTTCCACAAACCAGATAAATTACCATATCTTCGACACCCAATATCTATTTCGTGGGTTGAATTTAGCGACCCAGGCCTACTTGCCTTGCTATTTGGTGCCTCAATACCATCGACATACAGACGGACGGTTGATCCGTCATATGTTATACCAACTGTTGTCTGCACACCAACCGTCATTGCACTGCTTGTAGTAGCAGACGCAGCGAATGTACTACCAATCCTCGCCAAAAATGATAACTTGTTACCAGTAGTCCCACCAAACCACCAGTTTGCATAAGCAGTCCCTAAATCATCGCGTGATACGATAAAATTTTCTGATCCAAGTGCAGCCGGGGTCACTTGAGCTAACACAGTAAGGTTTGAAAGATCTATAACCCTGCTGTCTGATACAATCATCGTACTATTCGACCCGTCAAAGCTGATCGTATTATGAGTATACGTTATATTACTATTGACCGTATCAAAACCGTTCTTACTATAATCTTTTGTCCCAGCCCACATCGGTTTTGCAATTTGTAGAGAGAGAGGGTCAATCCCCATCTTCCCAGCATTGTGGAAAAGTGACCTATGAACAAACTTCCAAGGCCCATACTGCTTCGGCTTATTCTTCCATAATTTTCGTAAGAAAATACCCATTAGCTGTCAGTCTCTGGTGTGTATGGTGCGTATGACATTGTGTTTCCTATGGCTGCAAATGCTACCCCGGTCTTGTTCACAATCGCCAGTTTAAAATAACCAGGAGGAATATATAAATCACCTATTCGCTTATGCGCTGCGCTTGTCTCAGCAATGGGCAAACTGATTCCATAAGCCTGATCGTCGTTATCCTCATAGGTTACCCCATCATCTATGGATTCAATAAGCCTAATCTGAACATGAGGATTCGTTTGTGCCGATAAATCAACACTGGCAAGTTCAATTTGAACCTTCAACATCATGTCACGGTTTGAACTGTTATTAATCGCTGCCCCAAGCACTACACCGTCATCAGCCAAAGAGTTTAAATCCGTTGTCTCATAGTCTGTTTCACTCAGTGCTGAGTGTATAAATCGAGTAACCATCTAACCCCCTTATGCAGTTTTCCCAAAGAAATCCAGCCGGTCTTTCAGATCATCAAACAAAGCATCTTTATTTTCATCATAGGCCGCTTCGATCTGCGCTAATCTTTGAGCATTCGTTAAATTGGTACTTGTGAATCGTACCGTGTAATTTCTTTCAAGAATATTCCCGGCTGCAGTATTTGCGTTTTCAGTAGCATCGTTATAAGACATCATTGGTTCTGGATTTTCTGCTCTTTGTATAACGTCTCTCCAGTTTGTACCGACAGCATTATTCGTGTCTGGTACAGGAATGTGAAAAATACAATTAACTGTTTTGTTCTTTGTGTCTTTTTCTAAAACGTGAATGTTACTCATTTCTCTACTCCTATATTAAAATTTTTTAGATCAACTTATTCCCTCATAAAGTGTAATAATCATTTTTATTACGTACTAATCTTCATTAAACTATATTTATTATATAATTTGATACCAGTCAATTAAAAAATTTAATTAACTATTTACCTTTCATCCACTTATAAAACCTATAAATCCAGTGACATATTTGAATGAGTATTAGAGTAGTAGACAAACATACTAGCCACTCTTTCGGATCATTAGGAACCTTTGAATAGATTATTCCCCAAGTACCTATTATCCCACTTGATTGATCTTTAATAAATCCCATCATATGAACTCCATACTTCCTATAGGTTTTTCATAATCTAACTGATCATATTCAGCTTCTATATCTTTCATATCTTGCTGTGGTGTAAAGTACCGTTCACCTAGCTCAAGCATCTCAATTATATAAGCTAGGCAATCCATGATATCCCAGAGCTTTGACCTAGGAAACATTAATAGTTGCATTTCAAGTTTCTTAGTATTCACACATCTTTTATTATGATAGATATAGCCTTGTCGATAGTAAGGTACAAGCTCTTTAATCCGCAGTACTTTACCTTTCTCACCTTTATACCCACCACGTGCCTTAAGCCAGATTAGTTCAAAGAATGATCCTTTACCTGAACATGAACGCTTGAACATTTCATTCTTGATAGGCTGCTTTATGAACTCAGCTAGTCCAGTTTCTTCAACTCCTATAGCTTTTGCATTGAGTCGAATCCCCATATCAAACATAGCATCGTACATTTCGTCAGGGTAGAACTTTTCTGATATAATATCTCTAACCATTAACCTTGCATTTTTAAGGTCTATGCCTACTCCAACTATTGCTGTATCGGCCGAGTTTAACTTTGCAGTCTTGGCTGGATCAACTATAATTACATTCTCAACATTCTGATCATTTTGTACCTCAGCATCAAATAGTTTGAGATCACCTTCTTTATATCCATCTTGTTCAGTAATATTGTAGTAGTGAAAGTACTGTTTTTGAAAAGCAGAGTCTTTAGTTGAGATTGGCAGATTACGTAGTTCACGGAAGAATACATCTGTCTGCCCAGAGTCAACATGCTCTTGCCATTCATTTGCTATTGCTTCATCTGACATAAACTCAGGAGCGGAAGATTTAAAGTTATCATCACATGCTTCGAGTCTTATAGACTTCCATTCGTCTGAGTCAAGAAGTTTTTGAAGTACAGAATCTTCATGCTTTAGAGTGTCAATGTAGACTATTTTGTAGTCTAGCGCCCCTCTTCCTACCCTAGGTACTGCCTTAACTACATCAGCATATAGCCATTCATATTGCTTACGTCTATATTCTTCATTCTCAATCATGTCAGGGTCTTCAAGATCGTCTATGATTATTAATCCAGGTCGATCATTTTTAAATAGCACCCCACGTACCTGCTGTCCAGCACCCCTTGGCCATACAAGAGTGTTGTAAGCTACCCATGCCTTCTTTGAAAATACTTCATCGAAGTCTTTATTATTAACATTACGTGAGCGAAAATGGCCAAAGAAATGTCTAATCATACGGTTAGTAGTTAGTTCACGGCGAAGGTTTTCAGTCTGTAGTGAGGCAGCTTCATGTGACTTATTAATGTAACAGATAAACCCGGTCAAGTTATACATAATGTATCTAGCTTGAAGAGCCAAAGCTACAATTGAAGTCTTACCCCATCCACGTGGAGCAGCTATGACTACCTTATTCTCAGGACCATCAATAAGTTTAAATATCTCTCCATGAACTTGTTCAGCAAACGGCATGTAGAAGCGCTCAGGAAAGAATGTCTGAGCAGTCATACGAGTGCTGATAGAACATAAAGAATGTATTTTTTTAATTTCTTGGTCCATTATTTAAGCCTTAGATTATATAATTATATATGCGCCTGATTTTGAACTTGTGTAGTCTGCCATTTTGCTTTCCTTTTATGCCCCATTATCTCCACGAGAAATTTCGTACCACTTTCCGTCTGCCTTCTGCATTAAAGTCAATGTATCTGTTGCAGTCATTGCCCAATTTGAAGACCCGCTTAAAAAAATATTCGTTCCGTCTGTAATTGTGAGTGAATGTTCTGCAATAATCGTTATAATTTGCCCCTCACAACCATTATCAAAATCAGTGATGGCTGTAGTCCCTCCCGTTAAGAACACTTTTCCATGCCTAACAACTGGTGTCGCATCATCAGTTAGTGATGGGATAGCTGTACCAGCGGGGGATATTTTTGTTAAAACGGGTTTATGCGCGTCTGAATACACTTGGAACTCTGCCAGTTGACCAGTCCCAGATGGTAAATAAACACAAATATAAACATAATCCACTCGATCACTAAATGCCGTTGCGAATTGTTTTGTAGCAGTAGTGCAAACCCATAAATCAGCGTATAACCCAGATTCAGCTATATCGCCGTCCACTGAATTGAATATGTCCGTCCCATTGGCCACATCAGTAATTAACGTTTTTGAACTATCATAGAGATACATCGCACATCTTAAAGAACTACTGCGCCATTTCATAGTAATGCTTTTATATCGTTGGACACTGGCAAGATTACGAACATCAACCATTACACCGATACCGACATCCGCTTCAGTTAAAGTAATGTAATTATCAAGAGATATTGAGGACATCCCGATACTA